GACGTCGCTTTCCCGGCGGCGTTTGCCAAACAGATGCTTGCCTACAGCGACGACAGTAAGACGATGTGGGGCGCATACGGCTGGCGTTGGCGGAAGTTCTTCAAGTACGACCAGTTGGCATCTATCGTACGAGAGCTTCGTACCAACCCCAACAGTCGTCGGGCTGTGTTGGCAATGTGGAATGCCATGCCGGTCAGTCGAGAAGTGGAGACGGGTATTGGTATGATGGAGGAGTTCATCCACGACGACCTTTCAGTAGCTGAATCCGGCGGTAAGGACGTGCCCTGTAACACCCACGCGTACTTCGATCTTCGCGGCGGCAAGCTCAACATCACAGTGTGTTGTCGCAGCAATGATATTATCTGGGGCGCGTACGGAGCCAATGCTGTTCATTTCAGCACGTTGCTGGAATACATGGCGGCGTGGCTGGCTGTGCCAGGTGGTGTGTATCGCCAGTTCAGCAACAACTACCACGCGTACACCGACGTGTATGATGAGGATAAACTGCTCAAGATTGCGCACCAGTCCAGCGATGTCGACAATGCGGTGTACAACGGACTCAAAAGCTATCCGCTAGTCAACGCACCGATAGAGCACTGGAATGCTGACTTGAATGCACTCATGAAAGAAGCACGTAAGTCGTTCTACACATTCCCCAAATTTCGGGACTCGTTCTTCACCAACGTAGCGGAACCGCTGCTGCTTGCGCACAGGGCGTATTACAACTTCCGCAAAGGTGTGGTGTCGGATTTGTCGGGAGCGTTCCACGCGCTGGAACAATGTCAAGCCAAAGACTGGCGCGTTGCATGCAGCCAGTGGATCGTCCGGCGATTGACCAAAATGCGTAAGGAGAAGGACCGTGCGTGAAGACACTAAGCTAGTAGAAGAAGCGCGTAGTGCCGCGCACCTGCTGAATATGCAGCTGGATGCGATAGTCGGTGGCGGATACACTCGCCGGTTCCATACAGTCAACACCATTCAAAACAACAGCGTTGGTCACCACTCCTTCGGCGTGGCGCTGCTGTGCTTTTTGCTTGCAGACGGCAATCCGTCGAAGCAACTGCTCATGGCGGCGCTGACGCACGACCTTGGTGAGCAGTTCACCGGCGACATGCCTGCGCCTGCCAAGCGGGCGATGGGTATTCGGGAATCGTTCGGCATCATCGAAGAGCAAGCGCTGAGCACGTTGGGACTGAGCTTTCCGCTCGACCAACGCGACACGTACATACTCAAACTGGCTGATGTCCTCGATGGGATGATGTTCTGCACCACCGAGCTGCGACTCGGCAACGTCGGTATCAGAGCAGCCTACAACAACTTTCGCGGATACGCGGTCAGCGTGCTGAACTCGAGCGACATCGACCGCACCATCTTTGATCTTGTAGTTGACACTTGGGAGAGCATCAATGGACGCTAACGAAATGCAGGTCGGTGGCAATCACTACAATGCGCCTTACCAGCACTGGGACTTCGTGGTGGATGCGTTGCACAATCGCTACCTCGAAGGGCAGGTCACCAAGTACGTGACGCGCTGGCGGAAGAAGAACGGCATCCAGGATTTGCAGAAGGCTTGCCACTACCTGAAGAAGCTGATCGAGCTATTCGTCGACGGGAAGTATCCGGCAATGCCGCCAGTGTCTAGCCGCGGCGATATGCAATCTCTTCTTCAGAAGTTCTGGATGGCGAACGATATCACCGGAACGCTCGATCACTACATCTTCAGCAGCATCGTCGAGTGGTCTGATCTCGAAACGCTCTGCGCCATCGAAGCGTGGCTGGAAGAGTTGATAAATATTGCTGAGGACGAAGAGCAGCCGGTTCTTTCTCGCACGGTGCAGGATGTGGATAACGATTCACGTAATTGATTCAGCGATTCTTAACAATACAAAGCCGCTGGCGGTAATACCCAGCGGCTCTTTTTATGCCCGTTGCATCCAGTTTTAGCACCCTGCACCAGTCAAGCAGGCGGACGCAGGGCAGGCAGCGCGGGCGCAAGCCCTAGGCCACCCGCCCAGCCTAGCAGTTATTGCCCCGGCGGAGCAGCCGGGGGGCTGGCAAAAGGGGCTAAAACGGCCGTTTGCTCACGCCTGCATTTGAATGAATACCACGGACAAGGCTTGAGTCTGCCTTGCGCGATGATGCTGAGCGCCTTGGTAACGAAGACGTCGACGCGTTGAAGATCCTTCTCGTAAAGGAACTTCACGTCTTCCAAGTCCAACGTCAACTTCATTAGCTGTTCGTTGTTCTCAGCGTCTTCGGCCCGCTTGATATCACCGCTGATTTCCCGTGGCTGGGTCATCGAGTGGACTGCCAGCTTGACCACCTCGAGATCCGTCGCGTGCTGCTCGACGCGCACGGGCGAGGTCCCGCAGGCGCTGAGGAATAGGCTGAGCAGACCAACCAGCAACACTGGTGTCGGTAGTTTTGAGGTTCTGGTATTGCTGAACATAATCTTGCCTCCCTTGACTTACATGAATGTCGAGACGCTGAGCCTCAGCGGTCTGCTGTGTGGCTGCGGCTCCAATGTTAGTTGCGGCTTGCGCAGTAGCGGCCTGCTCGTGCACTGTTACGGCATTGGCATTGGCTGCTTTGCGCCAGCTGAGCACCGTGCCGACGCCGAGGTACAGACTGACCAGTATCACTACCAGAAGTAACAGCACAGCGCCGACCTTGTATGGATACAGCGGGTCAGGGATTATGGTAGTCATGCGATGGGACTCCTTGGTAAGCGCCGACGATCTTCGTGGAAGCCACCGAATAGCGGCGGATGCGTACGAGGCGGCATTATCTCACCCCAGAACCAAGTCCACCACGGCGGCATGTAAGGACTGGTCATGAAGACGAGCAGGACTCCGAACCGGAAAGAAACTTCGTACAGACTGGGGGAGTGTTTCTGCAGAACGTCGTGGATGACGATGCCGAATGGTGCGAGGCCAGTCAGCACGAACCCTATCCGACGAACGTGCCACTTGAGTCCTGGCCTACGTCCGAGATCGTTGGCACGCAGCAACATCGTCATCGAGATGAGCAGCAGTGCTGTTGAACTGATGATGAGATACAGCATGTGTTATTCTCCTTCTTTTGGAACAGTGGGTGCTTGAGGTAACGAAACAGGTGGTGAAGCCTTGTTGATGAATGGAATGCTGCTGAGCCAGGGATCCACGTGACTTTGCACGGCTGGAATCCACTGACGACCAAACAGGGCGAAGATGATTGCAAGAGGAGCGAGATCACGCGTGTCGACTTTGATGCCCCAGAAGTGACGCGCCAACATACCTGCAATCCATGTCATGGCGCAGGCGGATATAACACAGGCAAAGGCGATACCGAATACCTTCTTTCGCGCCTCCACCTTCTCCGACCACGCGAACCCGGCAATGGTGCCGCCAATAGCTGCGACGACCACGTTGAGAGGGACTCCGATGTATGGAATCGAAATGTCGATGTACGACACAGCAGCAGTTCCCGCTACTGCTACCGCTGTCTTCGTCGCTGCTTCTGCTACCATCGCCAAGTTCATAGTAACTCCCTCCCTTATTCTTGTTGTTTACTGTACGAGACCGTTCAAGTACACAGTCTTCCCACTCTGCTTCACGGCCGTGAGCACTTGTCCTCGTTGATTCCCCTGCATATCGTGACTGACATGCACCCACTGACCGAACTCAAGAATCAGCTGGTCGAACGGAACACCAGACTCGATGATGAACTGAGCCCACGTGTAGTTGGACAGCCGAGGCACATACGTGTCAGCTGCTTCGCCAACCATGTGCTGACTGGTGGCTGCTCCGCCCACGCCACGGTTGATGGCAGGCGATCGGTAGCCAGACAACACCACAATACCTTTGCCTAGGCGCGTACGCAGTGGCTCAAGCACGTTGTTACACAGCGTACGCAGACTTTCGACAACGACAGGCGGCGCTACGTTGGGGAGTCCGTGACGGGTTCCGTACTCGGACACAGACATCTCTTCGAGGGTGAAGTGGGGGGAAAGCTGCACGATTGTTCTCCTACAAGACTGACGCGGAATGTGACGTGGTTTGAACAGCGGCTGCGGCTGCACGACGGATGGAGGACTGAGTGATTATGCCGTCGCTCCAGGCAACCATCGGCTCGCCATTCAGCACGGTCAACGGCTCACCAAGCACCAGCATCATGCACTCACGACGCATGGCGGCGTCACCGTGGGTCTGCACCTCGGCGTCGCAGGCGGCGTGACGCATCTCGGTCTTGATATCGTAGCCGTGAGCGTCGCGCATGGTGGAGCCGTGCTTGTCGATGGCGCGAGCAACCGAGCAGTACACAACATTGTTGGTGTGTATCTGGCGCTTGACGAAGCAGCTCACTGCGACAAGTTCACCTGTACTGAGCAACACAGCCGTCTCCCCTTCTTTGAGATTGGGGATGTTGATCTGAATCTTATAGCTCATCACGCGCTCCTTATGGCTTGACTGGGTTGTGAGTAGCGATGTAAACACCTTCGTCGTCACCAGCCCAGTAGCAACGACCGCCGACGTGTATGTGATTGACTGGACGATTGCCAACGTCTTGCAAAGTCATCACGGTCTCCCACTCCATTTCTCCGTTGCGCAGCACCATCACGCTGCGACCAAGCATGTCTGGGAATAGAACCGTGGTGCCGTCGAAGAGAGTCATCGGAGTGGACTTGCTCGCAGTAATGGATGCGCCAGTGTGCGTGATCAGCTTCATACAAGGCTGGACGCTAATCGACGCACCTTCCACCTTGGTGGCGTATGTTGACAGCTCTTCGTAGTCGCAGATGTCAATCACGTCGTCGGTGTGCACGTCGCCAGCCATCTTGCCGCTGGGGAGCCACGCTGCTATGTCGACACAGCCACCACCATGATCGCCAGTGCCACCAGAACCAGAACCGGATGCTGGCACCGTGACGTCGACTTGACCGATCCAGATACCCGCGCTGGACAAAGCCAGTTGATTTGGATCGGTGGTGATGTTGAGCGTCCTGCTTCCGCCGTTGTACGCTTGATCCAGGTAGTAGAGGAAGTATGTGACGGTTGTGGAGCGCGTCTGGTTCACCGTACCAGAGGATGCGCTGTAAGAGATTTGATCAAACGTGGTGTCTCCCATCTGCAACACACCAGCAGAAACATTAATGGTGACAACCGCTGGTGTAGCGGTTGAGTAGCTTGAGGTGATTGCCAGAGCATCCGCCCACCTGCTGCTGATAGAACCAGAATTGAGTGGCGGCAGATTCAGCTGACTGACAAGTTGCTGGTAGGCGAATAGGTCGTCGAAGTTGGCAGTGATGTATGTTTGTCCGCCGGTGACGGTAACAGCCGAGCCGGAGTTGTTAACATTGATCTGGCAGATGAAATACGCCTTGGACGCTGTCGCAGGAACTATCATGGTGTTGGATTTCTGCGAGTACGCGCCCGGAGGCGTACCAGTCGTCCAGTAATCGCCAGAAACAACCGTACCATCTTCTTCGTAGCACTGAATACCAATGTACATAGCAGCGGAAACGCCAGCGTGTGAGTACGTGCCAGCTGACCACTGAACGTTGCCGCCGAACTGGATTACCGATCCAGGCACAACTGGAAACGGTGCAGAGTTGATTTGAACGTAGCTCGCACCAGCTGGGATACTTTGACCAGCGGTGATAAAGACTTCGATCGCGCTCAAGCCGCCGCTGAATCGACCAGCTGTCTGTGTGTAACGAGCGATGTAGGTGGAGTCTTTGTACTGGACCTTCCAGCCGTCGCTGATTGGATCGTTTACCGCAAGCGACGCTCCAACCGTTGTTCCTACACGGTTGGATTCGAACCCCGGATTGGCGACAAGGTTGTGTCCTTCGGATGGAATGGAGAACTTGCCGGTGCTGCTGATGGCGGTAGAGTAGTTTGACCAGCCAGACTGCGGCAACGTGCCACGCGCGCGAAGCTTGTACCAATACGTCTCGCCCGTGGGGAAGTGATGCACGTAGGCAGTACCGGTCGGCCCGACCTGCGCCAGTGTGGTGTATGTACCACCTGATGCGGTAGAGAACACGATCGTGGTCGCACCCACTGCGGCCGGGTTGGGGTTGGTCCAGGTGATGTTGACGCCATCCGCGACCGGCGTGACCGCGATGTTGGTCGGCGTGAGTGGGACGTCTGGGTATTCGACGCTGCTGCCGACCACGTAGGTGTATGCAGTTTCACCTGCGAGAGTACGACCGCCTTTGCCGAATTGGTTAAATGAGCGGAACTTGATGTAGACGGTTTTGCCGATCATGGAAGGATCGACCGGCATGCGGAGAATGTTCTCGTCGAGTCGCGTGAACTGCGAGCCAATAGCGTGTGAGCCGATCGTCGTGCCGTAGCAGCCACGGTGTATGCGCGTACCAAGGTTATAGCTGGGACCAGCGGCGAGGGTAGCCGACTGATAAGCTATGAGCTCGTCACCTACTAGAGACAACGTCACAAGGTTGTTACAATCGCTGGCTGTGCCGCCAAGCAACTTGGCTGCGCCAGTGAGAACGACATTGAGTGTAGACGTAGTGTCTGGGTCGGCTACGTTGGCAAACGTCGTAGTGGTATTGCCGTACGCTGCACGACGAGCGTAGGTGCAGACGTAGGCGTAGGTTGTTCCGTCGTTAGACATGAACACTTCGCAACCAGCCCAGTTGGCGCCAACGCCAGTGACAGCGCACCATATCTCCGGGTTGGCACCAGTGACCAGGAAGCCGGGACCGCGGAATATGAATGGAGCCGCAACAGCACCGGGATCGGCACGTGTGTTGACCGTAGCAGGACCTTTGGTCTGTGTCGGTATCACCTTACCATGCGCGATACCATCGGGCTTTTCCTCTGCTATCAAAGTGATCAGCCCATGTTCGTCCTCTGCTACCTCCGTCAACAACACTGGCGTCAGACTCAAGCCCGTGTTAGCATCAGTCAGGGTGACGATGTCCATCGGTTCGAGATAGCAGAAGTTCCACGGCAATTTGAACTCGTACGTGTTGCGAATGTAGTAGTTGCGCTGAATCAAATTCTGCGCAACCAAGCGACCAACGGCATCACTGGTGATCATACCCACGGTTTCGTTGCTTGGGGCTCGCGCGCCTGTATCGACGATGTCGTTGTCGATAGACGCACTCACAGCACTGGTGTGGTAGGTATCAGAGCGATCACGGAACTCAAGACGCAACAAGTTCGCTGAGTCGGCAGGTGACTTCCTCTTGATCCTTACTGCTGGCCCCGAGCCGTTGGTGATGAAGTCATTCGGGCCGAGATCAACTACCGCTGTCAGGTTCGGCGTGTATGTGACGCCATTACCAGTGAGCGATTCATCGCCATACGGGGTGAATTTGAGCACACCCTCGGAGAACCACGCGGCTGTGTTGGAATACTTGAGTAGTTCCTCAAGCACCGTACGAGCCGCGGTCTGGGTGTCGTACACTGGTGAGAAAAGAATGCCAGCCGCTTTGCAGTAATTAGAATACTGCGTCATGCTGCCAAGCGTGGTGAAGTTGACGCCGACTTGAGTGTCGGTGCATATCGCAGTGATGATGTCCTTGGGATCGGCATCGAACACGCCGCCGCCAACATTCAGTTGATTGCGGCCAGCAATCTCGAAGTTGTAATTCGGCAACGACGGCGATGACCCAAGGTCCAGCGACTGGAATCCTGCCATGACCGTGCCACTGTACGCGAAGTCGTGACCGGTAGGCAAATGAGCCCACGGCGACTGAGTCAACGTACCGGTGAACAACGTGGCTGTGCCGGTAGATACGGTCGTGGTGCCGTCGAAGATGGTAATAACAGAACCTACGCCTTCGCACAAGCCGACGAGGAAGCTGGCTGAGTACGACCATCCAGTTTGCGTAGTGGTGCTTCCTCCGCCGCCTCCACCCTTACCACCTGAGGATGCTTGCTGAGTCATCACTGGCGTGGCAAGGAAGTCACCGTACCAGATAACATTACCCGGGACTTTGCCTCGGCCGAACACTACAGGAATACAGCGCCCGTACTCAGCGCCTTGGAAATCAATTCCCATTGCGCGTGGTTCAACCTTGGACTTCGGCTTCTTGGCTCCGCCGCCGAACAGACTCATGAGCGAACCCTCCAGTAACCAACCAAGCGATCTTCCCAGCGGCGCACCTCAGCGCGTTCAACACAACCGACGTCCATGTTAGCGTGGATCATGTACGGTTCTTCAATCACGCTTTCGATGATGCCTCCGTGTGACAACGCACGACCAAAGCGAAAGAGAGGGACGTCACCCGGCTGCGGTGAGTCGACTTTGTCTGCGTAGTCGGTGACCCAGCTGAGGAACCGTTCTTCTGAACGATGCAGATGCCAGTCCGGTGGATATGGACGTGGGTCCAGGCAAGGAACCAGTCCTGAATCACAGAACACGCGAACGAGAAGCATCGCGCAGTCCACACCTACGCCAAGCACGTCGCCCGCGTGATGGTAGGGAGTGCCGAGCCACTTACGGGCTTCTGTTAGTATGAGTTGTTGGTTATTCATGTTATTCCTAGTACTGCTGCAAGCCAACGCCGCCGGGTCCGGTTGCTGTGCCGCCGCTACCACCACCTGCTCCGCTACCGCTGTTGTCAATAGGCGCTGCTGTACCGCTGCCTGCGCTTCCCATTGCTATGAGCTCTGGAGTTGGCACGTCTGGGAATGCGCGCCAGCGCGCGATGTTGCTAAACTTGGCACAACCGTTGGAGCCGTTGGTTTTGTCGCAGCCGGGGTACACGTCAACCAAATCACCGATGCCGCAGACAACTGGCAGTGGATACAGCAACGTGAGTGCACCAGTTAAGAACGATTTAACCGAGCGCGTAAGACCAGCGTTGACGCCAGTCTTAACGACGATGTAACCGAGTCGGAAGTAATCAGCAGCTTGTCCAAGTGAGCTGCATGTGACGACAGTACGCGTCGATGCCGTAACAGCTTTGTTCGATTGCACCCAGCTCGCTTTGGCTAAACCACAGCCCGCGTCGAACAGCGCATGATTACACGCGGGTAGGAAGAAGTTAGGCGGAAACGATGAGTTGAGGTACATCAGTGAAGTAGCGCACTCCAACGATACACGAGTCGAGCCGACGTCCACACCCATCACCAATCCAGTAAACAGGTTGATGGTGC